TTTCCTGTACCAGATCCATAAGCACCACCTCCGCCACCACCACCGAGATTAACAGTACCAGCAGATCCACATCCTGGATCACCATTTGGTGATGCTCCACCAGGTCTTTCACCATTTCCACCGCCACCTGTTCCGCCCATTCCTTGAACGCCACAAAATGGGGGATTCCAATTTCTACAAGTAGTTCCACCACCACCACCTGCATAAACTACGTTTGAACCTGTAATATCATTTGTTGATCCATTACCACCATCACCTCCAGTACCAGCTGCAGCATCACTACCAGCTGCTCCAGCACCGCCACCACCGCCAGCGTTGTTTGTTGAATCTATACCATCAAAACCTTTTCCTCCTGAATTACCTTGTGGAGGACTTACAGGAGGTGTATTACCAGCTCCTCCAGGATTCATATTTTCTGGAACTGGAGAACCACTACTCCATCTTCCGCCACCGCCAGAACCTCCAGCTAAACCTACTCCACCACCATCACCTCTTCCGCCACCACCACCAGCTGATGTTATACATCCAAAAACTGTATTACCACCATTAGCACCAGAAGCTCCAGGTGATCCTGCACCTCCAGCTCCAATTGTTAAAGTACTACCATCAATAGGTGCTAAAGAAACACATGTAGCAGTACGATACCCTCCAGCACCACCTCCGCCTCCACCAGCTCCTCCTGCACCACCTCCGCCAACTACCAAAATTTCTGGTGCAGTTGTAGCAGTACAGTTAGTTCTTTTATATGTTGTTGTGGAAGTAAAAGTTCTCACCACAGTTTGTGGTGAACATACTACTTTTATAGGTCCAATAATTCCGCCATTTGCCATAGCTAATTACCTCCTACGCGTCGTCTAATTCTTCGTATGAAACAAAATAAGTTAAATCACTATTAGCACTTGCTGTAACTGCTAATATATCTGTTTCATCTAAATAGATTGGGTTTTCTAAAAAACTTAATGTTGCATCTGCTGGAACAGAAATTGTGCTACCAATAGCAACATAGTTAGAACCATTATCTACACTAACTTCTATTGTTATATCTGCTGCATTTGTTCCATCAATGTTAGCAATAAGTATTGTATTTATTTTTGCTACTTTGTCTGCAGCTACATCAACAGCTGATGCTCTTGAAGTAGTCACTGCTCCTGTTGCATTTTTAGCATTAATTGTTGCTACGTTTACTATATTTGGTGTTGCCATAATTGTCTCCTTTTACCCGAATACGATCGCCATTGCAATAGCTTTTCCTACTGATGCGGCACTCGAATTTGCGTCTATGTATGTTACTAATCTTGAAGCTGCTGTTTTTCTATTAGTTCCACCTGCTCCATTGTCTATTATAAATAAGTCAGCATCCACAATAGCTTCTCCTATATCAGTTGCTCCATCAATATCTAAGTCTGCTACAGCTATACCTCCATCAGGAAATACAGGGTTTTGACTAAATGTTACTACACCATCTGAAGCAATTGATATAGCATCTGTATCACTAGTGTGTCCAATTGTTGTTCCGTTAATAATTACATTATCAACTGTTAAAGTTGTTAGAGTTCCTAATGATGTGATATTTGATTGTGCCGCAGTCGTTACTGTAGCGGCTGTACCACTTGCATTACCTGTAACATTTCCTGTCAAAGCACCTACAAAAGCAGTAGATGTAATTGAAGTTGCTCCTGTAACTACTCCTGCGTCTACACTTATTGTACCATCTAATAAAATTGCTGAACCAGCAGCAGGTTCAATATTTATTGCTGCTCCTGAATCTAAAGTTAATACACCTGCTGAATCAATGTCTACTGTGCCATCTGCGGTTATTTGAATATTGGCTGCTGCCGCTGCTGCATCCGTTGTTACTATACTTAATGTTCCATTCGTTCCTGCTGTAAATACTGCTGTATCACTAGCTGAACCAGTCATAGTAACTACTTTGCCATCTACAGCAACATCATCTACTGTTAATGCTGTTAATGTTCCTAATGAAGTTACACTTGTTTGTGCCGCTGTTGATAAAGTTCCTGCTAGTTCTCCAGAAGAACCATAAATAACTGCCTTACTATTAACAACACTATTTGCCGAAGCTGTATCTAATAAATTTAATTCTGCTGCTGTTGAAGAAACAGCCGTACTTCCTAAAGTAAGTTGTCCATCAGGTACAATTAAACCTGCTCCACCATTAAATATTAAATCATCTGCTGAAGTGTCCCAAGTAACGTTTGCACTTGCTGTATCTCCGTAAAGTATAACATCGTATCCTTGATCATTTGCACCGATAGTTAATGTTGCATCTAATTGAACTGCACCATCAATATCGACAGCGTCTAAATTTGTAGTTCCATCTATATCTGCATTGCCTGATATGTCTAAAGTTGTAGCATCTAATTCTCCAGCTACTGTTAACACACCATCAGCTAAAGTCATTAGATCTATATCACTTGTATGTCCAATTGTAGCACCGTTAGTAATAACATTATCAACGGTTAAAGTTGTAAGCGTACCTAAGCTTGTTACACTGCCTTGTGCAGCAGTAGCTAAAGTACCTGTTAAAGTTCCTGTTACTGTAAGATTATCAGCTATTGTTGTTTCTGAAGTTGTATGTCCAATTGTAACTGCAATACCCGAAGTCTCCGTTGCAACTTTTAAAGCACCTTGTGAATTTGTAATATAAGAATTTGTACCATCGTGATAAACCAACATATCATTGCCAGTACCAAACTTGGCATTAGCACTATCAGCAAAAGTTGCATGAGATCCGGTCAATACATTGAAAGCATTCGCTGTCATTGTAAAATCATCAGCGCCTGCTATTCTAAAATCTATTTGATCGTCTGTGTCTGCTGTAATACTTGTATCAGCATCAGCATCTAAAATTAATTCGTTACCATCTAAGTCATGTCCTGCAGTAGATCCAATACCGGAATCAACCATATTTGGATCAGTTGAGTCATCAGCAGTAGCATAAACAAGTTTAGTTCCTTTATCAGTAGCAGCCCAAGCAACAGTGCTTCCTGATCCAGAAACATATTTAAATGTAAGTGTATAGGCACCTGCTGTGCCATTTAATAAAATATACATCTGTTGAACATCTAAAGGAATTGTTACTGTAGCATTTGCACTAAGTGTGCCTGTAAATTTTATAACTCTATGTGAAAGAGTTGCACCTGTAGATCCATCAGAAACAGACAATGTAGTAGTTGTTGTTACAGCTTGTTCAACATATCCACCAGAAATTTGTTCTATAATTTGTAAATTGGTATTGGTAGTTGTTCCCCATGTTCCGGCATTCTCGCCGGTTGTCATTAGTTCTGTACCAAGACCTGTATAACTTGATGCCATAATTTATCTCCTATGCGCTCCCTACAAACACCTCAACATCACATGAATCTGTGTCTGCTATAGCTGTAATATCCACTAAATCATTTAATGATACTGTAATTGCAGAACCAGCTGCATGCATAGTATCTTTAACTCCACCACTATTATCACCTGGATATATAAACGAGTGGCCAGCGTCTACTTTAATAGCAAACTCTGTACTATCTTCATCTCTAAAAGTTAATGTAAGGTGATTTGTTGAATCTAAATTTGTAATTCTAATGTATCTAACATCGTCTTCATCGAATTGACCTGCTAAATAACTTTTAGCTAAATCAGTTGAAGAAGCTGTAGCAAAACCTAACAACCCTGTTTCTGTTGTAGATATTGTAACTATTCTTTTAACAATTTCATTAACGCTTGAAATATCTAAGGATCTTTCGCTATTATAACTATTATTGTTAAGTGTAATTTCTTCTATTATTTTAGTTGTTAATGTTGCCATATTTTAATCCTTACGGTGTCTGTTGAGGAACTGGTATACGAGGTTCTCCATCAGTATAATCGTCTCTTCTTCTTCTACCTAATTGTTCTCCACCAAACTTTTGTACTTCAGTTTGATATTTTTGTTCGTATAATTGTAACATATCCATCGGGCCTTTTAAATAACTAAATGCCTCTACCAGACATGCATATAAAAGTCCATTTCCAAAATTTAGACTTAAATAACTTGTTGTATTTGCTGAACTCAATCCTAGAGGTCTAGCACTATAATGCATTTTATACATAAATGCTGAGCTAGGAGTTGGCACAATTGTAACTCTTCCAGATGAAGCTGCTCCACTTCCTGTCGCTCCGCCAGACATTGCGTAGTATTTTGGAGTTCCAGTAGTTGTTTCTGCTGCATCATATTCTCTTAAAAAACTAATATCTCTTTTCTCTAACCAGCTATTAGCACCCGTTGCAGCTGATGTTGAAGTATAAACTTGTATACCTCTTACAAATAAAGTACCAGCTGGTACATTAATATCATCTTTTGAAGCAACTAGACTACCAATCATTTCTTTTCTATCTGCATCAATTGGAACATCTCTTTGAATTCTTAATTCTGAATTATCTATAAATTGATCTGTAATCGTACTAGATAATACAGAAGTACCAACTTCAGTATAGTTTTGAATTGCTGTTGTTAATGTTGAATAAGTAAATCCTGCCATATTAAGATGTCAAAGTTGCCGGACCAGCCGAACAACTATTGCCTCCTCCTGATATTCCACCACTTGTAGCAGTGTTTGTATTAACTGTAAAGTGATAGTAATCATCTGTATTTGTAATATCTCCAGCTGAATCTCGCTTCCCGACTGTAATCGAGTAGCCAGAAGAATAAGAAACATTTGATCCAGATATTCCATCAAAGTCAGATGGATTTTGATATCCATCAGGATCTGAACTTGTCCAGATAGGACCTCTAAATCTTACAGTGTCACTTGTTGATCTTCCATGAGATTTTTCATAAACATTTATAATTCCTGAACTAGCTGCAATTGTTTCAAATGGATTAGATTCTAACATTCTAGCTACTTCATTTTCTGTCCTAGCAGGTCTTGCATCTCTTAAACCTTGAGCGTCTCCACCTCTAGTTCTAATTTCTAATTGCGGTTGCTTAGCTTCATATTCTGATCTATGAACAAAAGAACCATTCCATTCTTTCACCATTTCATTATATGGAAATTCCATTCCACTTCTATCTGAAATTGCTTTTGCGTATCTTCCTTTTGCGAATGCCATTATGCTCCTGGATAAAAAGTTTTAGGGGTTATATAAGTACTTGAAGAAGAACCATCTTCAGATAATGCTCTTGCTAATTCGTCTTCGTAAAATAATTTTAATTCTTGAGTTCTTTGTGGTGCAAATTTTTGTGATAAATAAAAAGCTAAACCTGAACACATACAAGGTACAAATCTATAAGGAACATCAGATGCATCAGTATATGTTGCATCTAAATCTTGAAGTCTTTTAACATAATAAATATGCATATCTTTTGAAGCTGCTGTAGAACTAGGAGTTGGATAAACTGTAACAGTAGTTTTATCTATAAGTCTTTGGACCCAATATTGTGAAGGAGTTCCTTTAGATAATTTATTTCCTAAAGCAGAATAAGTTGCTCTATCTATTTTTGTCATTGCAGAATCAGATTGTGAAGTTGAAGTTCTATCTGTTCTATAAGTTGCTTCAAGAACATCTGCTACACCATAAACACTTGCCGGAGCAACTGTTGTAGAACTTGTTCCATCGCCACTTGCTCTATAAAAAGTATATTCAGCTTGTCCTTCGATTAAATCAATATTAGTTTCGGCTACTTCCCAATAGTGCAAACCTCTATTGCCCCATTCTTGAAAAAGAATGTTAAGAGATCGTCTTGCTGTTTTTAATTGATAACCTGAAGTTACTTGAGAACCAATTCGCTCATAAGCTTCTGCTATTATTTCATCAACAGCAAATGTCTTGTCAAAAGTAACTGTGCCTGACGTTGTGTTGGCCATTAGTTACCCTCCTATTTTCTTAGTTCTAATATAATTGTGTAGTGATCTAAATTAGTATGACCACTTGTTGTTACATCAATATCGCCAGTTACACCAGAACCTGCATTATTTTTAATACCACCAAATGATCTAAAATCTAAGTGACCTTGAACATTTCCTGCTGCTGCACTTCCACCTAAAACTAAGGCTGGAACATTTGTACTAGCATCAAAATCTATTTGAACTCTCATTCCTCCAATGTCATACCAAATTTGATCAATTGTAACTCTTGAAGGTGCACCACCTAAAGCTGATACATCAACTTTTTTAACTGCACTTTCACCTGATCCATCTGAAAGGTTTGTAATTTTAATTACTGTTCTTTTGTCTGTGTCAACTAATGTTTGACTTGATACTGCGTCTGCCATTTTTTTCTCCTGTTAGAGAACGGGGCCAAAGCCCCGCTCTAATTAAAGTTAATTATTATGCTGCAAAAACAAATGCACCAGTAACTTGAGTAGTCTCAGCTGCTAGTTTTGTTGCAATATGCCATGTAGCATCTTCGTAACAAATAAAAGCAATTTGTCCACCAGTAGTCAACAAGTTTGTTGCTGCGTTAGCTGGTGTAAAAGTTAATTTAGTTTCACCTGCTGCTGAAGTATCAAAAGTTACTTCACTTGAACCTCTTGATTCAATTACTGAACCAGTTGCCCAAACATCAGAACCTGCTGCATCAAAAACTAATGTAGCTGTTCCACCTGTAGTGTCTTTTGATTGACAATAAATTACTATTGTTCCTGCTGTTGCTGCGGGTAGTGTCATAGTTGCAGCTGCTGCACCTGTGTAATTGATTACAGAAATAGTGTCTGCTGCTAACGTTACGTTAGTTGCTGTTGCTACATCTGAAATTGATAAACCCGTTAAGTCAGGCATGCCTGAACTCATTCTAGTTGTTATTGCTCCAGTAGACGTGTTTTTAGTTGCTACTTGGAAACCTTTTTCGGATCTTACCGGTCCATTAAAAGTTGTATTTGCCATGTTAATATCCTCCTAGATATATATAAATGTAGTCCCTAGGGGTGTCGACTATACGCGTCTACATTTAAGTTTTATTATTAATTGTATAGTGATTTTTTTATATATGAAATTTGAGTAGAGTGCAAGGGATCCTTACAAAAATATACGATTTCAGCGATGTGACTTTTATCTAAGTAGCCACTGAAACTTGTGGGGCGGCATCAATGATTGCATTTTCTCTATCTGCAATCTTAGATTCTTCGAGTTTGATCTCAGTGATAACATCTCTAATAGCGTTATCAATATTGACCATATCCAGAGTATATTTACCTTCTTGCTCATACTCCAGTTGCCACCTCAACTCCAAGGACCTTTTTTGTTTGTATAGGTCTTCGGTCATGATTAACCTCCTCATAGGTTATTCTATTCGTACTATTATCGTACGAATTTCCAAGATATTCCCAGCTTATACTCTTTTCTCCAATTTTGTCAAGGATAGAGTTTTCAATAGATTTAGGACTATCTTCAGCTTTTACATCAAAAGATGCATAGTGATCATAAGCCCATATTTTAACTGTGAAATTTGTCATTTCTACCTTTCTATTTATGAAATGTGGCGGAACTATGTCCCGCCACATAATTATTTATTTATTACGCACCTGGTGATCCGAAGATACCTCTCCAGTCAGACCAGCCGAAGCTGTATCTTTCTCTGGCTTTGTATCTTACGTTTCCAGTTTCAAAATCGCCTTCCATAGCAGTTTTGATTGGTGCTCTAACAAAATGTTTTAGCCCGTTAGGACAATCTGTTTTAATGAACCATGCATCAGTATCAGTTAAGTAGTGATTAACTACATAACCTTGAGGAATCATCCCCATGTTTTTGTGTGCATTGATGTCATTATCAGCTGTTCCCACTCTTTGCGTAGACTTCATAAGTCTCTCTGCAGTAAATTGTAGCGCAGAAGGAATAATCATTTTCATTCCTTTAGCTGCAATTTTTAGACCTCTTTCATCAGTTAGTGCTGCAATGTCAATCATTGCTTGCTCTAAAGATGTTTCGTTAAGGTCCGCCGCAGTCGAAAGTTCGTTTTGCTCTGTACCAGACACAATTGTGTGGTCAGTTGCGCAAAGCTCTGTTCCGTCTCCGCCAGTGTATGAACTGTTAAACGCTCTGTTAAGAACATTTGCTGCTTTAACTTGTTTAGCGTTAGCCATAGATCTAGCTAATGCTTTTGTATATCTAGACGCAAGTCTATCATACAAGTTGTCTTCAATCGCTTCTTCAGTGATTGAAAATGCTAAAGCAAGTGTTTCATGCGTGTAACGAGCTGTGAAGGTTTCTGTTGCTGCGTCATAGTTTATACTTTGACCTTCAGGTTTAACCCCCGCATTGCCAAATCCAGATAACATAACTTCTTCTTCAAAAGCTCTGTCTGAATTTTCTTTGCTAAAGATTTCTTCATGCTCATTTGCATAGTTTTTGTACTCCAGGCCGAATAGTGCATTCAATCCTGGCTCTAACTCTTTTACGAGTTGTGATCGTGATATTGCCATAATTTAATCTCCTATTCGATTACCCTAGTGCTGTTGTTAATTTAAATACATGTTCACCAGTATTGAACGCAACGTATGCGTTGCAATTTGCTGAACCTGTATCACTGTTGTCCGGATCAGTTGATATACCGATTTGTTTAAATCCACCTGATGTAGTAACAGTTGATGTATCAATTTCTGAAGTTGATTGTCCAGTAACAGTGCTTCCTGCTACTCCGACAAAATCAAATCCTCCATGATTCATTGCTGCTGTTCCTGTACCATCATGTTGTGCTTCAAACACGATATTTGGATCCGCATACACAGAAGCTTTAAGATCAGAAGCATTAGTGCTTGCTGGATAATAAGCATTCCATGTAGGTTTACTTGTTGTTGGGTCAGTATAAAATACGCCACCGAAAACACCTAATTGTTGAGTGTCTCCAGCTGCCGCTGCTTCTATACCACCTGCTGTAACTGCTTCAACTACTTGACCAGTATAAATTGCTGTTCCGTAGTTTGCTGCTATTACATATTCTTCAGTTCTGATTTGTCCACCTGACAAGTGTCTTGTCGGTCTGAAACCAAAAGCCGCGTCTTGATTAGCCATAGTCGTTTTCTCCTTATGTACCTGCCCCGAAGGGCCTCCAGTACGGTTTATTTATTTCGTTGGAGAAGGAATCGTTAAAAAATTAACTTTTCTTTGTTCCACCGAAGGTTACACGAGTCTGTCTATCAGTATTGATAGGCATACTTGGGTGCTGATCCTTCAGAAGATCATTATCAACCGCGTCGTCTTTGTCTTGCGTAATTTTATTAAAATACGCT